TAGAGTCAACGTGCGTCGTCTTCTCATCTACCTTCGTAGACAAATTAGGTCTATTGCAAATCAGATCATCTTTGAACCCAACACAGCAGCAACACTTGAACGCTTCAATGGTCTTGTCAACCCTATCCTTGCGTCAATTCGCGCAAAGGGCGGACTTGATCGCTACAAGGTTGTAATCGACTCGACAACGACCACACAAGCAGACATCGAGAACAACACCATTCGCGGCAAGATCTTCATCCAACCCACACGCTCAATTGAGTTCATTGCGTTAAGCTTTGAACTGACAAATGCGGGTGTAACGCTTACTTGATAGATAGTTAGAAATAGGAGAAAATTCATCATGGCAGAGACACTTTCAGTCTCAGATATGCTTCCTAATAAGTTTGAGCCAAAGCGTGCCCATCGCTGGATCTTTGCGCTCGAAGGTATTGATTCATATCTCGTATCAAAGGCAGCCCGCCCATCAGTTTCAAACACTGACAAGCCGATTCCTTGGATTAATAGCACGCGCTACATCGCAGGAAAGTTCACTTTCGGCGAACTTGCAATTGAGTTGCATGATCCGATCGCGCCATCAGGCGCACAACAGGTCATGGAGTGGATTCGCACACACCAGGAGATGGTAAGCGGTCGCGCCGGTTATGCTGACTTCTATAAGCGAGATTGCCAGCTTAAGATGCTCGATCCTGTTGGAACAGTTGTGGAACTTTGGGACTACAAAGGTGCTTTTATCAAATCAGCGACGTATAACGGCGTTGATTACGGCGGCGACGACGTCATGAAGATCGCGCTCTCATTAAGATTTGATAACTGTGTACTCCAGTTCTGATTACTAATTTTACATTCTGAACTCCTGCCTCTAATATTAGGCAGGAGTTTATACTTTGGCACGAAAGAACGAGATCTTCTCAAACACACAAAAAGCATCTGCAGCTTCACCGATTGAAGGCGTCGCACGCCAGGATCCAATGAAAGAATTTGGATGGGAAGTGCCGTATGAACTAGCACCGCTCCCATCCCGCGGTGCTGTTTACGGAAAAAATTCTGCCTTGCATAAGAAAGATTCTGTAAGCATCAAAGCAATGACTGCTAAAGAAGAAGATATTCTTTTGTCAAGAGCCTATTCTAAATCGGGCACCACAGTCACAGAACTGCTTAAATCATGCATTGCAGAGCATGACGTTGATCCGGGCTATCTCCTGTCCGGTGATCGTCAATCCATCATTGTTGCCATTAGAATCACAGGCTACGGCTCAGCTTATAATGCTGACGTCGTCTGTCCAGCATGTGTTAGCAGAGTGAAGCAAGACTTCGATCTGTCATCGCTTGAAATTAAGCCGCTTGATATCACACCAAAGCATGAAGGTGCTAATGAATTTGATTTTACACTACCTGTTTCAAAGAAGCGAGTCACATTTAAGTTCTTGACCGGTCGGGATGAAGAAGAGATAAACGTCATTAGCGAGCGCAGAAAGAAGCTATTCGGTGAGACCGCCGAGAATCCTGTGACAACCCGATTGTCGCATCAGATCATCACGATCGAGGGTGTCGAGGACAAGAACAAGATTACGACATTTGTCAATAACATGCCTGCAGGTGATAGTCGCGCCCTTCGTCTCTACATTGAGAAGCACGAGCCCGGTTTGAACATGAATGTCATGATGACTTGCTCAAGCTGCAATGCAGAAAGTGAGGTGGCCCTACCCATTGGGCCGGCCTTTTTTTGGCCTCGGGCCTGAGCACAGAGAGCTAATTCTCGAAGAAGCATTTGTGTTATCGCAACGCATGAACATGTCATATGATGTGTTCGTGAAGATGCCTGTTCTTTATCGTCGCTGGTTCATAAAGCGGATTATCAAGCAGAGCAATCCTGCACCTGATAACGCAATGGATGACATGAATACACCGATTACGAAATCTATGCGGCTTAATACTTAGTAACAAGAGTGTGAAACATGGCAGATCCGGCTGTTGACGCTGCGAGTAAAAGACTCAACATAGAGAACGCAATTGCTGCAATTATGGTGCAAGAAACGGAGATACTTAAAGCGCAAGCTAGCATTAGGGCTGGAGGCTCCACAGCGGACGCGAATACCGCGATCGGCACCGCCACGGCAGAGATCAACCGGCTGACCAGCGCATCTGAGCGGGCGACTGGCGCGTCCGCTCGATTCGACAGCTCGCTCAGAGATGTTAGTAGAACATCAACATCAGCATCAACATCAGCCGGCGGTTTAGGTGATACATTTACATTGGTAGGCCAAAAGTCGCTCATTGCTGTTGATGCGCTCCTGAAGCTAAGTCAGCAGCAATCTAAGATCTCTGCTGATCGATATGATTTTATCACATCAATATCAGAAGCGATCGGCGGTTCATCACGTTTTTACGTGCAAATAGCGCGAGATGTCAAGTCATTTGACACTGAGATGGCATCATACGATAAAAATAGCAAGGCGCGCCTTGACAGCATTAGGGAATACTATGAAGAGCTAGGTGTGCAAAGCGGTGATTACAGGGAAGCATTAACAGAGCAGCAGCTAGGTTTTATCAGCGATATGAGCGCCGGCACAGAAGTTTTTGCTAAAGCGCAATATGCAGCAAGAAGCTTCTTTGGTCTTGCAACGGGCTTTAGAAAAGAGTCTGAGGCCGCCGATGCGAAGCTCCTGCCAGATGACTTCTTTAGAATTCAAGGTGTCCCGATTGACATCGTCTTTGGCAGCGCTGAAGCTGCGATGCGGCCGCTGACTGAGCTGCTTAGCGATGAAACACTGTCTAAGCCGTTCGCATCGAGGATGCGCGATAAGGAAAGCACAAACGCTGTCATCGAAGACACTGTTAGAATGAGCACAGCGATCAAAGCATTCGGTATGAACACGACGGACGCAACCGCACTTGTTAGGCTAAACTACATCAATACCGGTGAAGCAGGCACAGATTATTTTAATTCTGTGACCAAGGCAGCCATGACGGGCGAGTTAGCATTCGGCTACACCTCGCAGCAGATCGTGCAAGACATCACTAAAATGTCAAGCAATTTTGAGGTATTTGGTTTTAGATCTGCAGATGATTTTGCCAAGATCGCAGCATCAGCTCACAACGCTCACATGACGATTGAAGATCTGCAGGGCGTGATGACGAAATTCAACACATTCGAATCAGCCGCGAGTGCCGTCGGTCAATTAAATGCAGCGCTTGGCACTAACTTCGACGCGCTAGAGCTGATGACGCTCAAGTTTGAAGATCCTGCAATGTTCATTCAGCGTCTTCGCGACGGGTTTATGTCAGCAGGAAAGACGTTCGAAGAGCTGCCAGCGACATACCGCACCATGATGACCCAGCAGCTAGGCATCACCATGGAGGGCTTGCGCGGGATCATGGACGGCTCTGCAGCAACACTTGATGATCTAACAGCAAAACAAGAGTCAGCTGAAGCTAATTATGTTGCAGGCGGCACGACAGAAGCAGAGCGCCAGCGTGCGCTTGACGAAACTATCAAGTCAAGAGTAAAAATTACAGGTGAGATGGTGAAAGAAGCGGGCGACATAACACAGCAGCTTGAGAGAGCTGCAAATCGCATTGCAAACACATCAAATGAAATGTCTTACAAGGCAGTTGCGAATGCAGACGGTCTTAACAAGGTGGCAAAGGACGTCGCGAAGAATACAATTCCTGCCATGGAAACTTATATTAAGGCACAATCTGACCAGATCGGAACAATTTTGACGACAGCATTTTCTGATGCTAATTCAAAGTTTGTTCAGAATGTCATTTCTGAAATTGAAAAGCAGATAAACGTTTTAGCGAGTGCCGCAAAGACAATTCAAGCTGATTTTGCCAAACAATTTCCTGCCGCGAGCAATCAAGGTGCAGCTACCGCCGCCGGTCCGCCCGTCAGTGGCGTCGCTCCACCCGCCGCGACGAAGGACATGTATGTATCCCCCGGCGGGGGCACCGTCGTCACTGCCAACTTCGGCGACTTCAATCAAAAATCTTTTATTTTGGACAAGCGCGACGAGCTCATTGCCCGCCCACCGCCCACAGCAGCGTCAGCTCCGCCCCCGCCGCGAGCATCTTCACCCCTGCCCGCTGTATCCGACACGATCCGCGCGTCGCTGCAAAGTGTCGGATCTTCTTTGCGCATCGAGCTCGACGTCGGACAGCTGACTGATCTTATTCTGCGCGACATCATGATGAATAAGCCTAACGTTTTTGGAGGCATTGGATGATGCACGTAAAAGATCTTTTTGATCTGACGATCGAAGAGGGTGCCGAACTCGCTCGCTTTGAGCACGAGATCAACAGGCTGCTACTCGCAACAGAGCAGGTGATCTCCGAGACTGAGATAAGTAAGATTGAAGCGACCTTAACTGACATCATCGAGGAGATCGTTGAAAGTGGCAGACAGCAGACAAACAAGAGCAACGCTTAGAGACTTTCTCGCCTCACGCGGCTCAACAGCGAACAGCATCACGTTGTCGCCTAATCCCGCCGATGCAGCACCCGGAGACTCTATCAACGAGGGCGACGATCTCGGCATCGACCCAAATACGGCTGCACCCGTCTTAGGCTTAGCGGGACTTGCAGCAGCTTATGCTGCCTTCTTAACACAGCAAAACGGCAATCTTTATGCGCTTACAGAGAGAGGAGAGACAGCACCCTCATCCGATCGCGGTGATTCTTTGCAAGATCCGTCGAGCCAAGGCGCCGCCCGAGTTTTCGCTCGTCCTGGCACAACATTGGGTCAAGCGATGAATCTGTCTAACAGCGGAATTCAAGACGCCACAGACTTTCCCATTGCATCATATCTTGACAAGACAGGCGGCAATACTGCGGCGAGCGGAGACAGCTTACTATCGACTGTTGTCGGACGCGCTGCTGACCAGACAGGCAATCCTGAAATTGACACATATGTCAATATAGCAACGCAGAGCGGAAAGATGCAGACAGGTGTCTTGCAGACGCTTGATAACAACAATCGTGCTGCGCCTCCCGTCGAGCCCGGAGCTTTTTCGTCTGTCGCCATCCCAAATCGCATAACGATCAATGAAATCGACCGCCAACCCTTGCAATCAGCACAGCGTGACTTCGGTGACTACAGCAAAGATGACGGGCCTACGTCGCAAGCATACACCTATGACAGGCTCAGAGGCGTCGGATCATGGCTCATCGCGTCAGCAGCAGGTTATAACATGCCTGAGGGCGAAAATAATCCGCAAAATGTCGAGCAATTTTTCACGCAAGGCATTAACACAGAAGGCAGCATTAGCGCTGTCGCTAATCAACTTGCTACAAAAAGAGGCGGGGACACGCTCACGTCAGATGATACGGCACCTGCAAACGCCCCGGGCTACCCAAAGCAGCCTTCTGGAAAATCAATGCG